ATAGTTGCTATGTTCACAATTATCTTGGAGTTTTGGAAGGCACAAAAACAGACATTGTTGATGTGTCTGGAGTGCATCCTGTTGGTACTATCGTTCCGTTCTCAGGAGAAATTGCAGATATTCCTCTTGGGTGGCTTCTTTGTGATGGCTCCCGCAGAGAAAAGTCAACATGGTCAGAACTTTATTCGGTTGTTAAACAGAATTATTATGCAGAAGCAACTATAGCAGTTGTAACCCAAGACACGAGTGCTATGATTGTGGTTTTGGAGGGAGACAGAAATTTACAAGTTAATGATGCAGTTAGAATTGATTTCACACAAAACGGAGTGTTAGTTTCAGTTGATACCAATATTACTGCAATTGTTGCGTCCCAATTGTATACTGTAAACAACACAAACGGAGGATTCAACAGTTTCGATGTGAGTGTTGGTGGGAGGGTTAAAATTTATGGGCGTACCAACACAGAACAGACTGCACACACAAGTATTTTCTTTGTTCCTAACTTCCGCTCTAGAGTTGGTATTGGAGCAAGCACAAGCGGAAATGATCTTATTGCGAATGCTACTTTGGGAATCGTTGGGGGAGTTACCCAAATCGGCTTAACAGTCGATAATCTTCCTCAACATTCACATCGATTGAAAAATGCTTCTGTGGGAGTGGGTAGCGGCGATCAGAATGGAAACGTTGGTTTTGAACTAGACGATGCCCAGCGACCGAACAACATCGCTACATTTGACAATCAGAATCGGACTACGGCATTTGGTCAGGTGGAAGGCGGAAGTTCAAGCCCTTTCTCAATTCTCCAGCCATACATTGCATTGCATTGGATTATTCGTGCATATAGGGGCATGAGTGCAATGATTCTTAGCGGACACAACCACTATGATCGACATATTCGTTATGATGATACACATACTCTAACTGACGCTAATCGAAGTCTGTTCCGCTCCAACGCACGAGTACTCCGTAGAGATGGTGATGACACCTTCCACGGAAAACTGACAATCACAGGCGGAGCAGTCGTTGGTGTGAATGGTTCGTCGTTGCTTGAAGTTCTTGCTGGAGCATCGTTCGGTGGTGGGGCAACGTTCAACGGAGCGTTTGCAGTCAGCCGACCATCTAGTGGCAGGGTTGAGGTTGTTTCTGGTATCACACGACTGCGTGTTGCGGGAAATTCGTTCTCATCCACAGCACTCGTCGCCGACATTCTTATTGATAACGGCATAAGCGGAAGCACAGGATGGAATGCTCTCGCAACCATGCCAAATGCAGTATTGCCAGCAGATGCGGCAATAAAAATTCGTGGCGGATCGTCAACGAGAGCATCTATCGCATTGTTTAACGACAATGGTAATGGTGGCACATCTGACAGAGCAGACGTGCGCTTTTTTGGTCGTGTAAGAAATAACACCGACATAATTCCGATATATGCTGGAGGTGTGTATGGGACGGTGCAAGTCCCAGCGCTGAATTCAGCAAATTCGGAGATCGAAAGATCACTCACCCTAGAAGTTGGTATGTCAGCATCTGCCGCTTTTCCTCTAGGACGAAGGCCAGTATTGGAATTGAGAACGAATGGGAACGATCAAGACAATGAGAATGTTCCTCCCACAATAACCATTGTAAACGGACTTGTGGAGCACGACCCAGCAGATGAAGGTCATAGTTTCGTTGTGATCAGCGGTAGTGGAAAATTGAAGAAGGGGGCTGTAATAACCCCAGCGAGTTCTTTATCCAATTCTTCATCGGGAGGACCAAATTTCTTGGCAAATGGCCCAATCCGAATTCTTTCTATTGGTGTTGTTGGGGGTTCTGTTTCAAGTAGTCTTTACCACAATTTTACAGAAATAATACTACCAAAAGATGATGAAGGTTTAGATATTGTTCCAAATACAGCCACAGCACTCATTTTGGAATCTCATCTTTATAGCAATGGAACTTCGTCGGTACAACTCCAAATCGCAAAAAACACATCCACACATCCGTACCCGTATCTTATCAACGCAATAAGCGCAGGGTCGGGAGCGGACGCTCAGACCGCAGGTGGACAGTCTACGATACCATTTGATTATACAGCACCAAACTCCAAAATCTATTGGAGACTGTACCATCCTCTAGATGGCACAAACGATCTCAATGGCTGGATAAACCTTGTAGGATATTATTGATGGCTATTAGTATCAACAGAGACATGGATCAAGGAGCAAACTTTCGGTTCGTTGCAACTCGAAAGGATGATGATGGTTTTGCCCTTTCCATTACGGGTGGGTGTACTGCCTATTGTCAGATACGGAAATTTCCGTCCTCAACCTCATACGTCAATCTGATTGCATCGATCACAGGAGGCGTAGGAGAGATCTTGGTGACCCTTGGGCCAACCGCAACCGCTGCAATCAAGTCGGGTGTGTACTTCTATGATGTGGAATTGATGACAACTCCTCTCGGAGGATCTCCCCCATCAGGGGTGGGCGAAACTACAATTCAAAGAATCGTTCAGGGGATGGTTACCGTCTATCCCGAAGTCACAAGAATCTGAAAATACATCATTCGGTTTTTTGGGGTGGTGTCTATGTGTCTGCTAAATACCCGTGTTCGATAGAGAAACCTTTTATTATGGAGATTGGAATGGATAAATCCGCCGCTGTACTTGAGCCTCTCACACAGGCTTCCTCGCCCACAAACACACCCGTAAAGACCCAAACGATCACGCTCTGCATGATCGTGAAGGACGAATCGCCTGTCATTGAGCGATGCCTTTCTTCGGTCTTGCCTGTCATCGATTACTATGTGATCGTGGACACGGGGTCAAGTGACGATACCAAAAAGAAGATCCGTGAGTTCTTCGAGCGCAATGGAATCGACGGCGAAATCCATGACCGTCCATGGGTGAACTTTGGTGTGAATCGAAGTGAAGCCCTTGAGTTTGCCCAAAAGTCAGGACACGACTACAGTCTCATGATCGATGCTGATGAGATTCTTGTTTTCGATTCTGGTTTCGATCCTGAAACATTCAAGGCTTCGTTGACAGCCGATCTCTACAATGTCTTTGCGATCTACGGTCAGACTAAGTATCATCGTCCACAGTTGACGAGCAACCACAAGCGGTTCTTTTATCGTGGGATTCTCCATGAGTATGCCGACTGTCATGATCCAATCGAAACTCGTGACTTTGTTCGTGGGTTCACGAACACCCCAATCCAAGACGGAAATCGTTCTGCACAAGAAAATAAATACAGCAATGATGCGATTACGTTTGAAACAGAACTCGCAACAGGCAACGTTGGTGAGAAGGACTTCAATCGATACCACTTCTATCTTGCACAGTCGTATCGTGACTCCCAGCAATGGGATAAGGCACTCGATGCCTACCTGAAGCGAGCCAGCCTTGGGGGATGGAACGAAGAGGTGTTTTACTCGTACTACCAAGCGGCTCGAATCATGGAGATCTTGAAGAAGGAATTTGACGAGATCATTCGTATGTACTTCCAAGCATACCAAGTCGCTCCGTGGAGAGCAGAGAGTCTTTGGGCTGCGTCTCGATTGTGTCGAAACTACTGCCGTTGGGATCAGGCGTACCGCTTCGCCAAGCAAGCACTAAAGATTCGTTATCCCGAAGGCGCACTCTTTGTGGGTCAGGGAATCTATGAATGGGCTGTTTTGGATGAATTTGCAATCTCTGCTTATTGGACAGAAAATTATCGTGAAGCCCGTATTGCTTCCATCCAATTGTTGAAGGAAAACAAGTTCCCGCCTGATCAAAAGGAACGCATCGAAGCGAACCTGAAGTTCTCTTCTGAGGCACTCGCCGTAGAACATGGACTTGCGTGATAAAATCCTGTCTAAATAGTCACAGTTCATACCCGACAACTGAGGACTTATCTCGATGGCATTTAGCGCAGCAACAGTAAGAGGCGGCGGAGGTAGCGGCGATGGTCGTTCTATCCGCAACACCATCACGCAGACCAATCACGGCTTTCAGCCAGGCGTGGTTGTTCGGCGTGATGGTGTTTTAGACAAATACGTTAGAGCAAGTTCTGAAACTTTCTCCCATGCCAATAGCGTAGGTGTTGTTGAGTCTGTGACTGCTAACACATTTGTTGTTGTTTATCATGGAGAGATCGATTTTGGTGGTGCGTCGATCTCAGTTGATGAGGTTGGTACGGTAGGTATTACTGATGGAGATGTTTACTATCTTTCATCGTCGCTCTCGTTGACAGGGTATCTGTCTCCCATAGCACCAACAGATCCATCTGTGACGTATCAGCCTCTGCTTGTTGCAACATCGAGCAGCACAGGAATTATTATCAATTCGTTGCCGAACCTCATAGCAGGATCGACATTGTACACTCCCGTGGGAAGTATGGTTCCTTATGGTGGTGCAGCAGATGATGTCCCTGTTAATTGGGCACTTTGTGCGGGAGATGTTCTCAGCAAGGCTAGTTACCCTGCTCTATATTCCCGTATTGGCGACAATAATCGCATTGTTGGTTTGGAAAATGCTCTTAGTACAATTGGCGGAACAGCAAATAATGGATTGACTGTTAAGTTTGCAGGTGCGCTTGAGGATGCACCTATAAGCGGAATAGGTAGCGATAATATCCATAGCATCACGACGGGACATAGGTTCAAGTTGAGTTGGAACGCTGGTGCGGACATCGTCGTTGCTAACACAACAGCAATAGACAATCCAAACAAAACTGTTACATTTCAGTTTATTATGGATCATCCCGCCAACCTTGGAGGCGTTCACACATCATTCGCTAGTCTTGTTGGTGGCGTAGTTACTCCCATCACAATTCAGACTCTCGAACATGGAGAAGTGACAGGGCATACTAGTACAAACTTCTTCTTGCCTGATCTTCGTGCCAGAACCGTGTTTGGTATTGGTGCAGGAACAGGACTAACGAGTACAGGATTTAGTCGTGGGGAGTTTGGTGGAGAGCAAACCCATCTTATGTTGGAAGACGAGATGCCAAGCCACTCACATAATGTGAAAGTGACTTTGTCTACTGCTGCGGCTGGGTCTCACTATCTTAGCAACGCCTCAGCCGATCCCACTCAGGCAACTACATTCCAAACTAACATGGCAACAACAGAGGCAACAGGAAACGATGAAGCATTTAATATGCTTCCTCCCTATGTTGCTGCAAATTGGATCATTCGAACCACAAACCCGACAGGTATGTTGATCGATGAATGTTTACCAGGACTACAAGGAACCACAGGAACGAATGGTGTTGATGGTGTTGATGGTCTTGATGGAGCCAATGGTGTTAATGGTATTAATGGCTTGAATGGTACAAATGGCGCACCTGGCGCAGATGGAGATCAGGGACCACAGGGAGAGAAAGGAGACCAAGGAGTTCCTGGTCAAGATTGTGTGTGTGAGCCAGCCGCTGCATCCCCACAAGAATTTACTGTCTATATCGCAGAAGAATCGCAGTATAATGGAACAAAACTTCCAACAAATCCCATCATCTCAGGCATTGGATTTTCAACATCACCGCTAACCCCAACAGACTTCAGTTACTTCAAGAGTGTGCTTACATCATACAACACTCCATTTGCTGAGAATTTTGAGGAAGTGCAGCATTTCAACAATCTCAATCCACGAGATCCAGCATACACGGGCGAATTACCAAGTCAGTTCTCGTCCTATATCACGCAGCCGTCAGAATTCATAACACGAGATCTGAAGAAAACCATCAATCTCAACATTAAGGAAAATGCAAATTCAGATTTCAGTCAGATGAATTTCATATTCCGTCCTGGTGTCTACGACATCGATTTTCCTTTCGCACATAACGGAAGTCGGAAAATTACGATGGGTGGAGCATACGGATCTGTGTTTGAAATTCCAATCAATTACATTAAGGTGATCGGTTGTTATAGTTCAACAGGAGCAACACAAACAGATTGTTTCCGATTGAATTGCAAGTCTTCTATCTCGGGGATGACTCGTCCACTCGTTCACACAGGAAATTACACCGCATTGAGTCCAGAACATCTGAACTCCACGCTAACTGTTGGATACACATCAGGAAATCCTAATACGGGCGGGGTGATTGGTGCTAGTGGGCAAACCGCTGGTTTTGTGACTACTACGCTTGGAATATTTGAGGTTGTTTCTAACGGATGGTCTGGAAATTCTAGTTTCACTCTTGAGGTTCCACATCTTCCAATTCAAGCAACAGCAAGTGCGCCATCGGGAATTCCATACAACATGGTCATCGATTCGTCGTATGGTCTTTCTGCGATGACGATCTTTACCACCATTTTCAACGTGAGAAACGGAAACGGATTCTTGGTTGGAGATATAGGATCAAACGTCCACATAGGCACAGGATCAATTGGAAATACATTGGAACCAATTGTCATTGTTTGGGGTGGTTCTGGTAGTACTGATGCCAATTATCCAGAGAAATACACAAGCAATGCGGTAGGTATTCAAACTTCGGGTAGAATTACTATCGGAAAGAACGTGGCAGTTCTTGGATTCCCAACAGGAATGCATGTTGTGCAAGGAGGACAGGCAATTGTTAATGGTGGTGTGTTTGTTGGAAACTATAACGGAATCGCCGCAGACAAAGCAAATGTGAAAATCAAGGGAGGAACCATCTCTCGAAACCAATTTGGTGTTTCTGCTGTAAACAGCACGGTTGACATTCTTGGAGATGGAACATACCCAACAATTTTTGGTAGAAATGGTCTTGCAGTAGCCATTCAGTCATCCGAACTGAAGGTGAATGATGTGACCACAAAAAATGCTATGGTTGTGCGACAGAGTCCTGCGATTGTGGCATTTAATTCTGCATCAACAATTATTCACAATATGGTCGCAGATCATCCTGCTACATGGATGGGTACGGGTGCAGGTGGGGTTGGTGCAACTGGTGTGAGTGGATCATCGGGCGCAAATCCAAACTCATATTCTGTGTTTTCCATCAACTCGAATATTTCATACACAGAACCAACATTGGTAGGAATGGCAAATCAACTTCCTGTGTTTATTGCCGACAACACAAATATTCTTCTACGAACAAGTGGAGAATATGTTGACGCTCTGACTGCGATAGGAAAAAATAGTTTGTTGGGAAAAAACGCTAACACTGTTGCAACGGGATTCAATATTAAGAAACCTGCTCCATATTTGCCTGTTCTTCCCCCTGTTGAGGCATAATCTATGAAATCTTTCAAACACATAGGTGGTAAGATTTTTGTAAATGGGTTGGAAGTTCCGTTGAGTGTTTTCAATATTCTTGAGCCGTCATATAAGCAACAAAAAAACTTTGAGGCACTCACATATGACGGCTTGTGTTTGCGAGTACGAACGTCAGGAATTACCTCAACTTTGAGTGGTAATTGGGCAGATGGAGACCGATTTATTTCTCGAAAAAAGGATTTTGAGAATTTGCTTCAACTGATTCGGGTAGAAGACACAGAAATCGCAAAAGAAGTTGATCCTATTCGTGATGCTGAGGGGTGCAGAAAGAATGGATATCCGTTGGCAGATGATCTTGTTGTTGCATTGTGGGAACACATAGTCGAGAAGAAGGATGTCACAACCTCCGAAATCGCCAATCTTCAGGCAAAGAGACTCGCAATAAAGGATAAATACCCCCTGAAGGAGACTACGAAGAATGCCAACGATCAACTCACGGGAGAAACTAAAGGAATATTGCCTAAGGTCGCTCGGCGCACCCGTAATCGAAATAAACCTAGCGGATGAGCAGATTGAGGATCGCATCGACGATGCTCTGCGATTCTTCTCTGAGTATCATTTCGATGGTGTGGAGAAGGTCTACCTGAAGTATCAGATCAAACCCGCAGACATCATCAATCGTTACATCGAAGTGAAGTCACAGAATCGCATCTCAGAGGGTGGCGGTTTTGCCAACAATGATGCCATTTCTGCTGCGGTCGAAGAAGGACGAACAGACGAAGACGTTCTCCTTGAAAATGTCATCACTAGCGTGACTCGCATCTTCACGTTCACCCAACAATCAGTTGGAATGTTCGACATACAGTATCAGTATGCCTTGAACGATCTCTACACCTTCGGATCCATTGACATGGTGCAGTACGACCTCACTCAGTCGTATCTTTCCATGCTTCAGCAATATCTCAGCCCTGAGAAGAGCGTTCGTTTCAGTCGAGTCCAAAATCGACTACACATCGATATGGATTGGACGAAACGAGTCACCGCAGGGATGTACCTCATCATCGAGTGCTACCGCATTCTAGATCCTCGTCTTTATCCTGAAGTCTATGAAGATCGTCTTCTGAAAAGATACACCACAGCACTCATCAAGAAGCAATGGGGAGTGAACCTGTCGAAGTATTCGGGGGTCAAACTGCCTGGGGATATCACCCTTCGAGGCACAGAGATCGCATCAGAGGCAACAGCAGAAATCGAAGCATTAGAGAAAGATATTGTGTCGAAATATGAACTCCCCGCTGATTTTATGCTGGGATAATTTAGATACTTTTACATACACAATGTCATGGAAAAGATATAAAATAGATGGCACTCAATCCATACATCCGACTTCATAACAAGACCGAACTTGGCGAACAAAATCTCGTCGAGGATCTTACCATTGAGGCGATCAAGATTCATGGTGTTGAGATGTTCTACATCCCTCGCAACCTCGTCAAGAGGGATGATCTGTTTGGGGAATCTCAGTATTCCCGATTCGACACTTTTCGAATGATCGAAATGTACATGGACACTACTCAGGCATTTGAGGGTGGGGATATGTTTTCGAAGTTTGGTTTTGAGGCAAGAGACAGCGTGAAGTTCTTGGTATCACAGAAAAGATTTACTAGAGAAACAGGATCAAAGAGACCTTTCGAAGGAGACCTGCTATTCCTGCCTCTCACTCGTGGATTGTTTGAGATCAAATTCGTAGAACACGAGAATCCGTTTTATCAGTTGGGCAAGTTGTTCTCATACCAACTGACATGCGAACTCTTCCAATACAGCGAGGAAGAGTTTGATACGGGCGTGGGCGAGATTGATGTTATCAACGACGATACAGGATACAAGGTCAACTTGACCTTGGGAGGGACATTTGGAACAGGAACTTTCACAAAGGGCGACATCGTATATCAATACGAGGATGGCACAGTTACGGGAGGAACATCGGGTGAAACTGCAAGGGCGAAAATTCAGTCACTTGACAACAGAGACAATCCGTCTGTACTGCATCTTGCCGATATTTCTGGCAAGTGGTTGTCTGGCACAACTGCATCACCACTCTATCTGAAAAAGGGTGGATCGACTCTCTATGGTACGGTGGTTGGCTCTACCGACACGATGGGTATCCCAGACGAGGCCAAGAACTCTATCATCGAAACTGAAGCCGACGATATCATCAACTTCACAGAGTCTAATCCTTTCGGAGATCCTTGATCCATGTTCGACTATTTCTATCATGGCACAATCCGCAAGGTTGTGGTTGGATTTGCTTCCCTCTTCAACGACATTTATATTTCTCGCAAAAACGAGAATGGTGTTGAGATTGAGCGGTTCAAAGTCCCAATTGCCTATGGTCCACAGCAGAAATTCTTGCGGCGACTTGATCGGGTTGGAGATTCTTTCGACGCAAAAATTGAGTTAGAAACCTATCTTCCAAGAATAGGTTTTGAGATTACGAATCTCCAATATGACTCGTCAAGAAAACTGAATAGTATACAGCAGACTGCTGCATATTATGGTGCAGATCGTACCGAACTACATCGTCGATATGAGAGAGTTCCATATAACTTGTCCTTGAGTCTCAGCATCATGTCTAAATCGACGGATGATGCTTTGCAGATTATGGAACAAATTCTACCATACTTCGGTCCCGAATACACATTCACAATTAAGGCGATTGATCCAACAGATCAAGATCTTGACATTCCGATTGTGTTCTCGTCTTCCACACTCAATGATGGAGATGACGGCTCGTATGGTGACTATGCTACTCGTAAGATTACTTTGGCAAATATTCAGTTTGTTGCCAAGATGTACCTGTTTGGCCCTGTCACACGACAGAAGGTCATTACCGCCGCAGACATCAATATCTTCGACACGAAATGGTACGGCAGCACAGGACTAACTTATGCATCGATTAACACCGTTCCATACCCAGGAGTGACCGCAGGAGGATACAACCCAGGGATCACCACAGGTGCTGTGGGATATACGGGAAGTGGTGCAATCTCCACCATAACAGAGTTCACCAATGGATGACGATAAGAAATTTGGTATTTACTCTAAACTATTCGGCGAATCCACTCCCTCTTGGTGGAAGAAACGAAAGGAGATTGTATTTAAGAAACCCAGCCCTGCTATAGATCTTGAAGAGATCTATAGAGTGGACGATGATTTTTCAAAAAGTATGTTTGCCTCGTTGCCGATAGGCACTCCTGGAGCAAACACAGGTGAGTGGTTGGATATGACCGCCACTTATGTTGCAACATTTCAAGGACACCCCACAACAGGAGTTAGAGCCTATCAATGGGAACCAAATCCCAGCAGTCCGTCTACTTCTAGCCCATGGCATAATGTCTTATATGAAAATTGTATTGGCTTATACAAATGGGGAGCAAGAGCATTTCAATTGTATTTTCCGTTTGGTTCTTCTGAGGAAACCTTTTTCCTTTCTCCTGAAATATGGAAGAGATCATTCATAGAGTACAATGAAGCAAACGATAGTCACGATCAACCCGCCATATGGAAGGGATTCAAATATGCGGTGAAAGCGTTGTTGGAGGGAACATTGACTCCTCCCAATACAGACAGAGAGGGAATTAAACATCCCTGTAATGTCATGATCTATCATCCCACAAACAGAGGAGATTCGCCGTATAGAACCAAAAGCAATGCTCTTTGGGATTCTTTTGCAGGATCATCCACATCAAAGGATGAACAATACTATGTCTATTTGGATGCTTGGATCGACGAACTCATTGCGATAAAATCCAATGTCCCTGACGCAGGTAGACTTCATGTCACATTGGATGGGGTAAATTCTTCAGCAACACCCGCCAATATTGTTCATTGGAGAACTATGCCTGATTATAGAAGTGATCTGTTGGAACTTGCCGATTGGTATGTTTTTAACCGATTGCTTTTGGCTGGTGTTGCTGTGTTTTACGATACTCGAAGTCTGACGAAACGAAGATCTGCAACAGTTCCTGGTTCGGGTAGTTCTCATACTGTCGATAATCCAGGCCAATCGTTGCTTGTTGAGTGGGCAGGAAAGGCTTTTGCATCCGAAGAGTATTGGTTTTGGTATTCTAATCCAACACATCCCGAAGAAAACAATGAGTTTGCGGATTATGCTACAGACGAAGTTGCACCAATGGTGTTTCGCCCGATGATGTCTAACTTCCCGTTACCGCCAGAACGGGATCCGTATGGAGTTTCGGTAACGATAACGTCAAACAACAAAGCGAAAACACTTACTCTAGATGATCTCACAGTATTCACCCCACAGTATGCTATGTGGTCTTACTATACTTTGAGTGATCATTATCGATATCAATACAATATAAACACAGAGTCGGAAACCTTTACTGGTATATCTGCAAGAGTTAAAAACATTGTGTCGTATGCTCCTGAGACGTTTTGTTCAGCCGATCTCTGTATTTCTTTCTACGACGAACCCAACCAAGAACTTGTTCGATATCATACGTTACCTAGTACTACTATCCACTATCGACCTATGTTTAATGATGGTGTGGCTGTGGGAGAATGGAATCATGTTGCTGGGGTGACAGGATATGTTGGTGGTTTTTGGAAGCAGAGTGGTATTAATAAATGGGACAGCGATATCCGAGATGCTACCTTCCCAGGATTTATAAACAAACTCCACAACTACTCATTGGTGGTTGGTCCTAATCGGTTTTCATCGGGTTGGAAGGGAACGTCATACGGAAGTGCGGGTGACGAACTTACCAATGGTGTGCTTGTGTTGAATACAAATTACACAAAAATGTGGGCTGCTTCGTGGTTGGCCACAGACCCAACTATCAATCTGTCAGGTGCACAGACCTATCCAACAACTCCAGAAGTATTGGGAGATGTGAATTCATTCCAATACGTCAAACCAATGATTCATGTGGCCGATTGTGTTGCTGATGGTGGGTATCGAGTTGGTACTACTACAGCATTCATAAACGAAACGTCGGGTTGTCCTGGAAGATTTTCCTTGATCACTCCAAAAATTTTGGAACTCCCTGTTGGGAATAGATCCTTACGAATGCAACGGTATGATAGCGGGGGTTATTTCGAAGAGGAGGGAGATAAGTATCCAAACTATCCGAGTGGTGGGAGAAGTGTGTGGGGGGATGTTGCAGGTCTCACGGTGGCTGCTGATTGGACAATAATTGCAACAGAACTTAAATCGAGGGGTTGTCTTCCTGATTACATCATTCTTGATGGCCCACCATCAGAAGGCAATGTATTTTCGTTTTTTTCAGGTATCACTGCTGGAAATATCACCAACATTATAAATGACCCACGAGCCGCCTTGCCGTGGTACGATTCTCCAAGTTTCAATAGCCTATACACCAATGGCGGCACAACAAATGGTGGTGGAACACCAATCTTCGATACGATCTACACAGGGGCACACCACCCACAGACAAACAAACGATATTTGTATTGGAACAAGGCAGTGTCAGGAATTATGTCTGAATTTCTGAATGAATTTATAGGAGAACCAACAGTTCAAATCTTTGGGATTACAAAGATCACGAATCTTGATTCTATAATCACAGACGAAAACACCCTCATATACGATAATTGGGGTCATCCGACCCTGTCTGAAGTTTTGATTGGTGATGCAAATTGTCCTGTGTTGTATGGTTCAACCCGCAATTTAAGTGCATATGGGGTGTGGAACAATGATAAAACACAACTAGTACGACAGGATTGGGCAGACGATGGTAATGGTGGTTCTACCCCATTTGCAGATACTGCATGGAACCAATTTCTCCAAATAGTCCAAACTCTACGAGGACTAAAACGAAAATCCCCAAATATCCCATTACGTCCTTGGATGGCTCCTATGACATGGTATGGAAGCGGAGGTGGAGGATCTGTAAACCCTAGATGGCATTGGGAAGGTTTGGAAGGACTTGGTTGGGAGTCGGTGAGACATATGTTGGTGTCTGGGTCTGAGATGCTCCACTATTTCAATCAGCCTGACGGAGACACAGGAACCTCAACACTACGGACACTCAACAATATCAAATTCGAAAGTGTACTACAAGAAGTCAATGGGCGAATTGGTGGATACGTTCTTCATGCTACAAACATAGCAAGAGTAGATTACTCAAAACAATACATCATTAGCGGATCACCCTATGGTGGAGCATTTGTTTGGAGATTGACAAGAAGACCTGGAGTTACCCTTTTTGATGCGAACAATATGGTAGTTGGGCCATGGGATTCTGATGGTGGTATGTGGATTACCACAGCAACATCAACCCCCCCCGTTTATCACACATAAACAAACACAGGAAACATGATTATGAACAACTCTGATATGAACATTGCGAAGGCTCTCGATATAGAAATCCCCTTAGAAGCGAAGCCAATTCTGAAGGTGGAAGAGGACACACAGGTGGTGCTGTCTGTGACGGGTGGGTATGCCGCCTCTGATGCTGATGATGACTACAAAGTCGTTCGAAAGAACCTGAAGGTTGTCATCGAGCAATCCAATAGCGCAATTCAAGGAATATTGGAACTTGCAGAGGATAGTCAACAGCCCCGTGCATATGAAGTCGTTGCCCAACTCATCGGCCAGACTCTTGAAGCCAACACCAAGTTGATAGATCTTCATCGTCGAATGAGGGAAATTAAGAAGGTAGAGGGCAGGTCAACGCCTTCCACAGTGACGAACAATAGCATTTTTGTTGGAAGCACGGCAGAGTTGCAGAAGTTGATTCGCAATCAAAGACAGATCATTGAATCTACAAGCACACCAATAGAAGAAGGTAAATAATGCGTAAAATCGATGATACCTATCTTGGCAACCCGCTCCTCAAGGGCGGAAATATCCAAATTGAGTTTACCGAAGAGCAGTTGAAGGAGTACTTAGCATGCTCTCAAGACCCTGTCTATTTCATGGAACATCACATGAAGATCGTGACACTTGATCACGGACTTCAAACTATCGAGTTGTACGACTTTCAGAAGGAAATCGTTCGAACGGTACACAATAATAGATTTTGCATATGCAAAATACCTAGACAGTCAGGAAAAACGACTTGTATGATGGGCGAAGTTGTTCATCAGGTGTTGTTCAACCCCAACTACAAGGTGGCGATCCTTGCCAATAAGTTGAAAACTGCGACTGAGATTATGGATCGGGTGAAGATTATCTATGAGAATCTCCCCAAATGGATGCAACAAGGAGTCGTAGAATGGAACAAGACAAGCATAACGTTGGAGAACGGATCGAAGATCATATGCTCCTCCACATCTTCAAGTGCGGTTCGTGGATCTTCATTTAATTTTTTGTTGCTTGATGAATTTTCTTTCGTCCCTGATGAGATAGCAGAAGATTTTTTCGCTTCTGTGTATCCAACGATTACAGCAGGAAATACAACAAAGACGGTTATTGTTAGCACCCCAAACGGGATGAATCTGTTCTACAAGATGTGGCAAAATGCTAAGGCGGGACGATCAGACTTTGTACCCATCGAAGCGCATTGGTGGCAAGTCCCAGGTAGAGATGAGAAGTTCAAAGCGGAAACAATCAAGAACACGTCAGAGAGGCATTGGGCGGCAGAATATTGTTGCGATTTCTTAGGCTCCACCGACACATTGATCAAGACATCAAAGATTGCAACCCTATCTTTTACTGAACCCATCATGCGAACCGAAGACGGGCTGGCCGTCTTTGAGTCCCCTAAAGAAGGTCACGCTTACATGATGATGGTGGACACTAGTCGATCTCTTGGGTTGGACTACAACGCATTCACAGTCATCGATGTTACGGATATGCCCTACAGGGTGGTTGCCAAGTATCGAAACAATCGAATCCCTGTAGCAGTCTATCCCAATGTTATCTTTTCGGTGGCAACAAAGTATAACGAATCCCATGTTTTGATTGAAATTAACGACATTGGACAGCAAGTGGCAGACATCATCCGTGACGAGATGGAGTACGGGAATCTACTAGAGATCTCTGTGAAAGGAAAGAAGGGACAGAAAGTTGGTGCTGTGTTCGGCCAGACAAGATCCTACAACGGCGTGAAGATGAGTATTCAAACAAAAAAGATGGGATGTTATGCTCTCAAGGAGATGATCGAATCAGACAAACTCCTCCTCAACGACTTTGACATCATCGCCGAGATCAGCACTTTTGTCGCCAAAAATGGTTCCTACGAGGCAAGTTCTGGCTACAACGACGATCTTATATCTACTTTAGTGATGTTTGGATGGTTGAGTAGCCAACCATTCTTCAAAGACCTCGTCAATATGGATGTCCGTAAACGAATTTACGACGAAAAACTCAAGAAACTTGAGGACGATTTGATGCCGTTTGGGTATATCGACAGTGGAAATGAAGAGGACGAATCTGTGAAACTTCTCGCTCAGGAGAATTTCGGTAACGACAATAAACAGCGAGGGGGGCTAAAAAATAGATCGTGGCTCTCTGATCCCGAAGAAACATTCTGAAATAGTTGTGGTTATAAATACCCGTTGACTACCAAAAGTCTAGTAAATCAAGGAGACTAACTCATATGGCATTCCAACTTTCTCCAGGCGTAAATGTAACAGAGCGAGACTTGACCACAATCGTCCCGTCTGTAGCAACCACCAACGCCGCATTCGCAGGTGTCTTCACATGGGGACCTGTCGATAAGCGCATTTTGATTGATAGTGAGAACAACCTCGCAAAGTTGTTTGGTCTCCCAAACAACTACAACTACCAATATTGGTTCTCTGCGGCGAACTTCCTCCAATACGGCAGCAACCTTCAAGTTGTCCGATGTCTTTCTGAGAATACGACAGCGAAGAACGCAACACCTGGTGCGTTACCCGCCATCTTGATCAAGAACGATGATTACTTTGGACTCGCAGGAGCAACCACTAATGGGCCGTTCATTGCTCGTTATCCTGGAATGCTTGGCGATTCTCTCGATGTTGAGATCTGTGGTAACGCCACTCCCGCAACCAATTTCAATGCGTGGAACTATAGTGATGAATTTGATAAATTGCCTAGCAATAGCGATTATGTGAGTTCTCTTGGAGGAACCGCCGACGAATTCCATCTTGTTGTTGTTGACAGCAAGGGACTTTGGTCGGGAGCATCAGGAACAGTTCTTGAGCGGTTTTCCAACCTTTCTTTGGCAGAAGATGCACAAGACTTTAATAACAATTCTGTGTACTATCGATCAAAGATCAACGATTCGTCCCGTTATATTTTCTGTCCCCTTGGCCTAACTGCATCTTCTCTTGCAGCAGGAACATCAAGTTCCCTTGCAGGATTTAATTTCAAGAGCGCAACTGCTGCCGACAATGTGTCGTTCGGTGTTGTTAAATACGTCTTCTCTGGTGGTAAGGGAGGCACAGGCGCAGACACGGCAATGGGTGCTGCGGACTACATGGACATGGCGTTCAGTGGTACAGGCAACGGATACCGTGCCTTTGTGGACGCTGATGTGACCGATGTGAATCTGATCATTGCGGGACCTGACCATCAGCCATCGACAGGAACTCCTACCGACCCTGTCGCTAGACTCCTCAAGGACATCGCAGACAGTCGTAGAGATTGTGTTGTGTTTGCTTCCTGCCCAATCAGCAACCCTATTATGACAGAAGACACCAAGTTGACTTTGGCGAAGAATTATCGCAACCTCATCGGTTCTTCTTCATATGTTTTCATCGACAGCGGGTACAAGTATATGTACGACATCTACAACGATAAGTATCGTTGGGTTCCGCTGAACGGCGACATTGCGGGTCTCTGCGCTCGTACTGATGCGAACACAGATCCATGGTTCTCTCCAGCAGGATTCAATCGTGGCAGCGTCAAGGGTGTTGTTAAGTTGGCGTTCAACCCAACACAGACCTTCCGTGATGAACTCTACAAGAACAATATCAATCCTGTTTGCACTTTCCCAGGCGAAGGTACGATTCTTTACGGTGACAAGACTGCTCAGGCAAAGCCCTCAGCATTCGACCGTATCAACGTTCGTCGCCTCTTCATCGTCCTTGAGAAGGCAATCGCCACAGCCTCGAAGTACTCACTCTTCGAGTTCAACGATGCCTTCACACGAGCGCAGTTCCGTTCTCTCGTCGAGCCATTCCTTCGGGATGTTCAGGCTCGTCGTGGTGTCACGGACTTCAAGGTCGTTTGTGACGAGAAGAACAACACAGCAGAAGTCATCGACAGTAACCGCTTCGTTGCGGACATCTACATCAAGCCGTCTCGTAGCATCAACTTCATACAACTGAACTTCGTTGCTACACGAACGGGTGTGTCATTTAGCGAAGTTGGAGCCTGATTTCAGTCTCTAAATAGAACAAGGAGCCACACATATGTCTAGATTCAGCATTGATGCTTTCAGAGCCAATCTCGTAAACGGAGTTGCCCGTAACAATCTCTTCCTCGTACAGGGCAACTTTCCTGGCGCAGGTCTTGGTGCAGTTAACTTTGCCGCAGGTGTGGCAGGTGCTGCATTCGGTGGAGGAGCCGCTGCTTTAGGTAACGATATTGCAGCGATTGCTGGAGGAAGTCCGAACGCACAGGTTTCGTTCCTGTGCAAGGCGGCTTCCATCCCCAGTTCCACAATCAACATTGGTACGGCGAACTTCATGGGTAGACAATTCAAGTACCCAGCAGACAAGACATTCGGCGATTGGAGCATCAGCGTGTACAACGATGGTGCATACACTCTTCGTAGGGCGTTCGAGACATGGTCGAACTCCATGAACACGAACAAGACCAATGTTGGTCCAAATGCGATGAACTCGTATATGACGGATTGGTATGTTTCTCCCTTGACTCGTGAGGGAAATACTATCACAACATATAAGTTCATTGGTTGTTGGCCTAGTACTCTTGGAGAAATTGCTCTCGACTCAGGACAAGCATCTGAACCGTCATCTTTCCAAGTTACTTTGACTTATCAGTACTATGAAGTTGCGAATATCACAACCTGATATTCAGACAAGTTTCGTTGGAACGCTCTCCCCAGAGTTCCTACAAGGAGGGTATTCATTATGGCAGAATTATTTGGCTTCAAGTTAGAGCGAACCAAGAAACAGAAAGAACATTTCAAGGCACTAAAATCGTTCGTGGTTCCAACCTCGGACGATGGTGCTATTCCCGTAGAAGCAGGTGGTTTTTATGGTCAATACATCGATCTTGATGGTACTGTCCGTAACGACACAGAACTCATCATGAAGTATCGTGAGATGGCAATGGATCCGATCACGGAAGTTGCTATCGATGATATTGTGAACGAGGCTATCGTTCTAGGTGAGAAGAAGTCTCCTATCAAGATTGTCCTTGATCGCCTCAAGCAACCCGACAACATCAAAGAGAAGATCCACGAAGAGTTCCGCAACATTGTGCGAATTCTGCAATTTGAGACCAAAGGCGCAGACATTTTTCGTCGTTGGTATGTCGATGGTCGCATCTATTTCCACATCATTGTGGATGAGGAAAACCCACAAAAGGGAATCCTTGAGTGTCGCTATGTCGATCCGATGAACATCACAAAGATCCGTGAGTTCAAGAAGGAGACCCTCAAGGATGGTACAAAGGTCATTGCAGGACATCAGGACTTCTATGTCTACAGCAAAGATGGCACTCGTTCGGGTGGTAATCCTAATGGAACAAAAATCACCGATGATGCCATTGCGTCTTGCTCGTCGGGACTCATGGATTCCCGCTACAAGAGAGTGGTAGGCTTCCTTCACAAGGCGATCAAGCCCCTCAATCAGTTGCGTATGCTTGAAGACTCGGTGGTCATCTACCGCATCTCCCGTGCACCTGAGCGAAGAATCTTCTATATCGACGTTGGTAACCTCCCAAAGACAAAGGCAGAAGCCTATGTCAAGGGACTTATGAACCAATACCGAAACCGTCTCGTCTATGACGCTAACACGGGCGAAATGCGAGATGACCGCAAGTTCATGTCCATGCTTGAGGATTATTGGCTTCCTCGCCGTGAAGGTTCGAAGGGAACAGAAATCACCACCCTACAAGGCGGTGCGAATCTTGGTGAGTTGACAGACATCATCTACTTCCAAAAGAAACTGTACCGTGCGTTGTCTGTTCCCTCGGGTCGATTGGAACAAGACAAGCAGTTCATGCTTGGACGAAGCACAGAGATCACACGAGACGAGGTACGTTTCTCTAAGTTCATTCATAGAGTTCGCACTCGCTTCTCTGAATTGTTCTTCGATCTGTTGAAGAAGCAATTGGTGTTGAAGAAGATCATTACTCTTGATGATTGGGCTGACCTCAGAGAGTCGATTTACTTCGATTTCTTGAAGGATAATCTGTTCGCCGAACTCAAGAACGCTGAACTCCGCAAAGGACAAATAGAAGAGTTGGGGAACATTAAATCATACATAGGTAAGTACTATTCGCATGCATGGGTGCGTACACAAGTACTTGGTCAATCTGAAGCAGAATCCAAAGATATGGATCGACAGATCGAACAAGAGCGAAATCAGGGCAAGATCGAGGCAGATACATCTCAGTTTGGATTGTAAAGGTAGGAAATGGACGAAAAAACTCAAGACAAACTCAAGGCAGTTGTCGAAACCCTCCTCAAAAAGGAGGCAGGGAAGTTTCGTAGTCTGATCCAAAAGGAATTGGACACAAAAGTTCAAGCCAAGATGGGAGAAATGAAGAAGTCTCTGTCTGGATCTGCCGCAACAGGGAAGACTGCTGCCCCAAAAGTGGTGAAAGAGGTTGGGGGTGCAATGGCTCCCTCTGCTCCTCCTGCAACTACTCCGTCAAGCGGCAATAGTGTACCGCCTCCCGCACCTGTGAAACCTCTTGCCACTAAAGACATCAAAATTGCTCCAACATCAGGAGCAAGTGGAGAGCAGACTCTCGATCCAAATTTCGAGAAAGAATTCTTCACCAAGTCATACCTTTACAAGGGACAGAAAGTTGTTGTGAAGACAGTCGGAACTGGCTTTGGCAAGCCTGTTCGGATTTATATCAACGACAAAAGTTGGGAGTTCTTCCCAGGACCAAATGCTGCATCGTCAGCAACTAAAGCATACATCGACGGCATGATGAAGGATGCAAAGCAGGATCCCGAACTTGCCCGTGCAATGACAGACACAGTTATTGGAGACAAGAAAAAGGCAGGACAGCCTCCTGCACCAACAGCAAAACCAAAATGGGGAGGGCGTTAATGAAAAACACCAAAGAAAAAATTAAAGCCCGTTACGAAACTTTGAGATTTCTCAAACCCGAAAAATTGTGGGGAGTTTACCTACGAACATTCATGGTTGGACGGATTCTTACAAACCCAAAACGGCTTACTCAAAAAGACAAAGACCTGATGGCTTGGGCGATTGCGGTTCATGAAAACAAGGAACAGGATGTTGGTAGTCAAAACACAAAAACAAGCAGCAACAACCACGATGTAAGTTATGTGCTTGAACCATACTATCCTTCTCGCAGCGGCGGCAAAGGTAGTGTGTATGATTCCTACGAATCCGATGGCGAAGAGATTCAAGAAGACAATTGGGGCGGCGGCTTTCAAAGTCAAGCCGATAGTAATAGGGATCAACAAGCATTGGCTAAGGGCGACTTTAACCGAAGCCGCAACAAGACACTTGTACTCATCATCAAGGTCATCCGTGGTGAGATCACGAAGCAGAAGTTCAAGAAACTCACGGGCTACGGCTTCGATGAGATGATGAATCCTAGCAGTAGGAATTGGTATGCGAACCAAATCAAGAGAATGTCAAAGAAGGCACTCGCTCCCGTTGTCCCCGCCGCTCCCGCCATGAAGGATTCCTACGAATCTGATGGCGAAGACATTCAAGAGAATGTTCCAAAACCCCCGTTTGAGCAAGCACTCGCAAACATCGAGTCGTTTGCTGCAAACCTCCCCGCAAGTGATGCAAAAACCGCAAAATTACTGCGCCAAATCGTTGCGGGGGTTTACAACGATGATCACAACGCAGTCAACATGATTTCATTGCTCAGTCAATATCCAACAGTAAGGTTGTTCAAGGAACTGGGTGCTGTCCGTGACTATCAAAGACGATTTATGCCGAAGATCAAAGAGTCCTACGGCGAGTCCTACGGCGGCGAAGACATTCATGAGAAGGTCGATATCGACGGTCGCACCCGTTCATACAAGAACACGGTAATGCGTCTCGAACAACTTCGTCAAAATCGATCTAACAAAACAGATAACTATAAGGGACTATATGACGATGGTTCGGGGAGAGGCGCATCGCTGCCCAATCCAATCTCATTCAACAAAGAAAGTAGATCTACTATGGGAATTGATGGACGAGCAAATGCACTCAAAGAAGCACTCAAGCGTGTTGAGTCATATCGCAAAATGCGTGACGAATCCAAGAAGAAGACTCTTCTTGGTATGAAGGAATCGGACGAAAATATGCATGAGGGAACATCCCTCACACGAGGTCAAATCCTTGATGCGGTTGGCATGACGAACAACAAGTTTGAAGTCACCGAAGAGGAATTGTCGCCTAAGCAAAAGGAATATCGTGCATTCTTTCAGAAGGCACTCAAGAAGCACGATGCAAAATCTCCTGCCGATCTTGATGATGGAAAAAAGAAGAAGTTCTTTGACTATGTCAAGGCAAACTGGAAGGGTTGATGTCAACACTCAATGTCAACTTCAAATCTCCTAGCAAGGCAGCGGAGTTCGCTAAGAACTTCGGCGTTGTTGGTTTGAAGGCGACAGCGAAAGTTGATGGGTCTGTTGTAGTAGTGACCTCACCAGATGCAAAGACACATGACTTTGTGAAGCAGATGGTCGCAGACTTGAAGAATGAGGCAAAGATGGAATCAACGATGTCTCGTTTCCTCTCGTCGATTATCGAAGCATCCACACACGGCGAGATTGTTGAAGTAAATCTCTTGGATGGTTCCACAGTATCCATTCACCCAAAGTTTGCTGAGAAGTTCATCAAAGTTCACGACAGCATGTGTGAGGATACAGGGCAGGGATTACTTCGCTCCCTTGCAGTCGAAAGTGCAGATTCATTCACCAAGACGATGAAGTTCGTCGCAGAGGATCAGGAGTAACCCTATGGCATCGAAGCAAGATCTAGTAGTAACACAGAAGCGATATGTGACGAAGATTCAGTTCAACAACGAGTCGGCGGCTTTTAATCTTGGAATCACGGCTTCGGCATTCGACCCAATTGACGGTCTCACAGATGGGAGAATGACTCGTGGCATCACGAACAATACTGCCGCTCTTTCCAGCATGATATGGAACGCAAGTGGGGCTACTTTTGGATACCACCTCACATGGGCAGGTGGTACTGGAGCGACTGCCATGTCGTTGTTCGGTCCCAACGGAAACATCGCTCTCGAAAGAGCAACACTCAAGAACAATGCAGTAAGTCCAACAGGCATTTTGACAATCACCCCCACAGGAATAGTGACAGGGACTGTCATTCTTGAATTTGTTCACTCGTCTGGCTCACTTGGCACTTACCTCGCATAAGGAATCCCAATGAAATTAATTACAGAAGTAAACGAAGGTGTGGAGATTGTTGTCGAAGCCGCAGAAAACGGCGAGAAGAAGTACTTCATCGAAGGCACTTTTCTTCAAGGCGACATCACCAACCGCAACAAGCGTAGATACCCATTTGAGATGCTCAAGGCAAAGGTGAACGATTATATCAAAGAATTTGTAACCCAAAAGAGAGCATTCGGCGAGTTGGGTCACCCTGAGGGACCAACTATCAACCTTGAGCGTGTGTCTCATATGATCACCGAACTGCATTCTGACGGAAAGAATTTCAGCGGCAAGGCGAAAATCATGGACACCCCCTACGGCAAGATCGTAAAGAATCTTATCGACGAGGGAGCCAAGTTGGGTGTTTCCAGCCGTGGTATCGGCTCAATCGAAGAAAAGAACGGCGTGAACATCGTTAAAGATGACTTCCGACTCTCCACGGCTGCTGATATTGTCGCAGATCCCTCTGCTCCCGATGCCTTTGTTCGAGGTGTAATGGAGGGCAGGGAGTGGGTCTACGAAAACGGACTATTGAAAGAAAAAGAAATCGAAGAGATTCGGAGAGAAATCACCAAAGCCTCATCTAGAAAATTGAACGAGGCTTGCATTAAGGCATTCGCTCGTTTTATCACGAAACTATAACTCTGCATAAATAACCCTACGAAGGAGACACATCCATGGACGAATTCAACAACGAAGAAATTGAAGAGATCCTCGACGAGGTAGTCGAAGAGATCGAACTTGAAGAAGAGGACTCTAAGGTAGTACAAAAGGCTATCGTAAATAAGAGCGGCAAGAAGCCATTTCCCCCAAAGAGCAAACTCAAGGAGGAAGAGGAAGAAGAAGAGGAAGAAGAGGAAGTCGCTGGCAAGAATAAGTACGCAGGTCTGTACAGAGATGGTACAGGCAAGGGCGCATTTGTTCCTGAGCCAATTGCAACTGATCGCTCCCCTTCCACGTCGAAGCAATCGACTAGCATAAAGTCTAAGAAGGCTATGCGTGAAGAAATCGACACCCACATGAACGCCATGTTTGACGGCGAAGAACTGTCGGAAGATTTCAAGACGAAGGCTTCTACGATCTTTGAATCTGCTCTCAATGAGCGAGTCGAAGCATTCCGAACCGAACTTCAAGAAGAGTTCTCCAACCGCTTGGTTGACGAAGTCGATGAGATCAAGATTGGTCTTACCGAACAACTCGATTCCTACCTCTCCTATGTGGTTGAGGAATGGATCGAAGAGAACCGTCTCGTTGTTGAGAAGGGTATTCGTACCGAAATCGCAGAAGAGTTCATGCAAGGTCTCCGCAACCTGTTTGTTGAGCATGATATTGCTGTTCCTGAGTCGAAGGTCGATCTTGCCGATCAGTTGGCAGAGACCGTCGAAACACTCAAGGATCAGTTGGACGAAGAGATGAACAAGAACATCTCTCTCAAGACAAAGATCGCTGAGTTCCGCAAGGCACAAATCCTCGATGAGGCTGCATCCGATCTTGCTGATACACAGAAGGAACGCTTCAATGTTCTTGCAGAAGGCATCACCTTCAACGGTGAGGATGATCTCCGTAACAAGGCACAAATCATCAAGGAGTCATACTTCCGTTCGAAGAAGCCTGTCCTCCGTGAGGAATCGCATGTGACATCTGAAGAAGACGGCATCGACGAAGTGTCGGGTGTTCCTTCAGAAATTCTTTCAGAATCAATGACTGCTTACACTCAAACACTATCACGACTTAATCGTCGCTAATACAAACGCAAATATCTAGTTCACTAAATACAAACTGTACGAAACAATCGTACTTACAAGGAGATAAAACACAATGGATCTAACCATTTCAGAAGCACTTCAGAAGAAGTGGAAGCCAATCTTGGAGCACCCAGAACTCCCAGAAATCAAGGATGCCTACAAGCGTTCCGTCACAACCATGCTGCTCGAAAATCAAGAGCAGTATCTCAAGGAATCCGCACCAACGAACTTCTCCGACAATCTCGGTGGTTCGTCGGGTGTTAGCCGTTGGGATCCGATTCTCATCTCGCTCGTTCGTCGTGCGATGCCAAATCTGATCGCCTACGACATCTGCGGTGTTCAACCGATGTCGGGTCCAACAGGACTTATCTTTGCAATGCGTAGCCGCTACATGACGCAGGGTGGTCCAGAAGCATTGTACCAAGAAGCCGATACACGCTTTGGTGGTTCGGGCAGTACGGGTGCTACAGCAAACGGTGTGATTGACACAGATACATTTGCATCTAATTCGGCAGGTGTTGATCCGTTTGAAACTTCTAATGGTCCATCGGTCTTTGGTGGCAATCCTACTCTGCTCGGCGAAGCACTCGGTGATGGTGTCAGTAATCCGTTCCCACAGATGGCATTCAGCATCGAAAAGACCACAGTTGAAGCGAAGACTCGTGCTCTCAAGGCTGAGTACACGATGGAACTCGCACAAGACCTGAAGGCAATCCACGGACTCGACGCTGAGACCGAACTTGCTAACATTCTGTCGAGCGAAATCTTGGCTGAAATCAACCGTGAAATCGTTCGCACACTTTACGGCACGGCTAAGTTGGGTGCTCGTTCGGGACAGACTCAAACTGCTGGTGTTTTCGATCTCAATGTCGATAGCAACGGTCGTTGGTCGGTCGAGAAGTTCAAGGGCTTGCTCTATCAGATCGAGCGTGAATGCAATCAGGTCGCCAAGGAAACTCGTCGTGGCAAGGGCAATTTCGTGCTCTGCTCGGCAGATGTTGCCTCGGCTCTCTCGATGGCAGGAATCCTCGATTATGCTCCAGCACTTTCGACGAACCTCAATGTCGATGACACAGGCAATACATTCGCAGGTGTCCTTAACGGTCGCCTCCGTGTGTACATTGATCCATATTCGTCGATGACTTCCACCCATGACTTCTTCATGGTTGGTTATAAGGGATCGTCCGCATATGACGCAGGTATGTTCTACTGCCCGTATGTGCCGCTTCAAATGGTTCGTGCAGTCGGTGAGCAGTCCTTCCAGCCGAAGATCGGCTTTAAGACTCGCTACGGTCTCGTCAACAACCCATTTGCGACAATCACAGGTGGTGTTTCGGTGACTGATCCAACACTTGCTGGTGCAAAGCGTAAGAATTGCTACTACAGAATTGTAAAAGTTACAAACCTTTTCTGATTCGTGACATCGCAAAATGAAACGGGGTGGGGTCGAAAGATCCCACCCTTTTTTTATTAATATCATAAATACTAAAAATGAGTGATTCACCACAGATTCCAAGAGACAGAGAGGGCGGGATACTGAAGAGGCAACCCCTCAACACCAATCCTGCCTTTGCATCGAATTTTCGATTGGTGATTCCAAAGGTGAGAGGGGGAGTCTATTTCTGTACTGAAGTTTCCTTCCCCGAACTCGTTTGTGATCCTGTAAAGATACCTGTTCCCATGGCTCCATCACTCAAGTTCTTCGGAAACAAAGTATCGCATGGTGACCTGAGCGTGAAGTTCGTCGTGAACGAGGATTACTCCAACTATGGTCAAATGAACGATTGGTTCAAATCGACGCTCGTCTTTTCTGATTTCTTCACAGGAAATACAAGTTCTTCTATAGACATCGTGACCAACACAGGGTATCTTTTGATCCTCACCAACAAGAAGACTCCTATTGCCAAGTTCCATCTAAACGGTCTCATGATCACAGGTCTGTCCTCAATCGAATATAACAGCGCAATGACTGATGCATCAGCAACAACTGCGACTGCAACCTTTCAGTTCTCCACTTATGACTTGGAGGCAATCGTCGATGGCTGATCCCAAACCTAGCAATTTCCTGCCGACATATGAGCAGTTCGGGCAATTGGGGAATCAACCCATCAATACGAACATTGCGCTCAACACAAACTTTCGGTTCATCCTCAACAAAGTGCCAGGGGTAACATACTTCTGCACATCCATCACAACTCCATCTTCGACATCAACTCCATTGAGTTACGACTACATCACCGCTGCTCCGTTGAAACTCCCAGGTGGGAAAACAAGCACAGATGTGTCCGTCCGATTCATAATCTCGGAGGACTTCAGCAATTATATGGAAATGGTGAGGTGGTTTCGCTCGGGAATGCCCTACAAGGACTTCACCGAAATCGTCCCCGAACATTTGGCGGGTCCATCAGATGGGCAGATGCTTCTGTTGAACAACAAGAAAAACCCCATGTACATGATCAACTACCGCAATATGATCCCGACGAGCATCTCGGGGTTCACACTCAGTCACTCTGAGGGCGAACCAACCGTACTCAATGCTGTAGTGCAGTTCGTGTATGACTCGTCTTTACTGACTAAACTTTAAGGGCGGGGTTTGGTGGGCTTCTTTGGCGAACCCTTGGATCGGCCATCACTCGCTCGAAGCGGTCGTGTTGGCTTCGAGGGTTTCGAGACTGCTTTTCTTCTCGGCATCATTCACTCCATTCTCGATCTTGTCCAATGTGTTTACTAGTTTTATGTTGTTTGCGATCAATTGTTTTGTTGTCGCAAGAGTGTCTTCTGGGCAATTGGTTGCAGACTCCATGTTCCGCACGATCTTGATCAACTGCCTTGTATTTTTGTTGAAAAAATCTCGAAGAGACTTCACTCGGTCTTTGCGTTCCAATAGAGACAGGGAGTTGTACCAAGAAATGAGTTGTAATTTGTCAGGATCTGTCATGTGTCAGTTTCCTATTTTAGATACAGAGAGAACATCATAGGTGTTTATGTCTCCCTTGTCAAGCCCCCTAAATAGTATCATGAAACTATTTCAAACCATCGTGAGTGTGATGTCTATTTTGGTGACTCTTCAAGGGTGCAAGACACCATCTCCCGTCAAGCCGTCCACAGGGTCTTCCTCTGTTGAATTGGTGTCGGTGTTGGAACATACCAACGAGGCAGTTTCGGACATCAAGCGAGATGCTACATCGATTATAGACGAAGCCAAGATCGCTCGTGATTCGCTTGCCATGGCTACAGGAAAACCTCATGGTGACTCTGCTGCTGTCCCCGCACCATCACCATCTGTTGTGGATCGGGTTGTGCAGTCGCTCGACAAGATCGAGAGTAAAGCCATCAACATAATTGAAGCATCGGATGACATAGCAAGGGAAACAAAACGATTGGAAACCCTCACAGAGGAGGTAGATCGTCTCGAAAAGTCTCTTTCTAATTTGGAAATCATGGTGACGGAGACGAAAGTCAAGGCACTCGAAAAGTTGTATGGTTACATCAGCCTGTTTTGGGTGATTGGCTTTATCCTCATCGCAGGTGGCGCAGCGGTTGCGTTTTTCTTGAACAAAACCTACGGCGGCTCTCTCGCTCTCATCGGTCTATTGATGCTAGGCTTCGCCTCAGCCTCTCAGTACTACATGGAGGAGATAGCCATGGTTGGGGCTATCCTTCTCATCGTAGGCTTCCTGACAGCCATTTGGATGGTTGTTTGGTCATGCATCAACAGCAAGCGAAACATCACCGCCATCCGTGAGGTGGTGGAAATGATACAGATCCTCAAAGAGACGATGACGGAAGATGAGCAGGAGCGCATCTTCGGCGAAAACGGAGTGGCAAGCAATGTGCAATCGGATCTGACCAAAGAAATTGTTGCAAAAATCCGTGAGCAGAACGGGTTCAAGAAATTAGAAGAGGTACGGAAAGCAGGGAAACCTCTTGTGGCTCTCGATAAAGATTAACGTTCTAGGAAAATCTCACGGAACCATCAGCCACCGCAGTATCCCAGATGAATCGTACTGTTTCTTTATCGACGGTGACAATGTACTCCCAGGTTTGAGCGGAAGTTCCGCCCTTGCCCCCAAAGATCGCAATCCATCTTGGATCAATCGCCACAAAGCGAAGCCACTTCTTTTTCCCTTGATGAAAGAGCATCGGATCTGTGGGAGTGAAGTCGGCCACAGTAGCGTAGGTAGCGGAGGTTGTTGTTGGCTGAGTCATCAATAGAAGATTACGTTGTTTTGCCTTGGATGTCAAGCCCATCGTCCAAGATTTTTGCGATTTCTTCTGAGTCTGATAAGATCTCATCAATCTCTTCCATGCTGGTTACTGTGCGAACGAACATTGGAGTTCCCTCACCCACCCAAGCACCTAAAACATTGAATACCATGTACTCATAGGCTTCGTCAATAGTGCCTCCGTCTCGGTCTACCAGCAATTGAGCGCACTTCTCGTAGTCGTAGACGAGGATCGGAATATTCATGCCGAAGCGACTGCCTATACCGATAACGCAGGTGTCGAATCCATCAGCCTTGAGTGTCTTACTTTGAGTTGTCATTTTCATTTTCCTTTGTGATTTCTTTTTGGTTCATGGTGTATGCCTTTTCTGCGGCTTCTCGGGTCAAAAATGGCTTACTATTGCGTGACTGAATCTCAATCCAAAAGACCCACCCTCTCTCTGTTGGGCTATATTCCACATACTCATCTATTTTCTGTGGCCTGTCTACACGCTCTGTATGAAATTGAACCATCTCATATGCCTCGTATTCGGCAGGATAGTGTTTGAGATGTTGACGAGCGAGTTCTCGAATCGCTTTCGGTACTTTGGGGGTTTCTTTGGGGTTCAACATCGAGACCAAAAATGCCCGTGTGTTCACCATAGCGTGGTATTGCTCGTATGGCAGAGTCATCAGTCATCTCCGTCAGTTGATTGAGTTTGCTCGTTGTTCCATTCAACGACGGCGACAAGGGTTTTCCTCGCCCAATCACGGTCGAATTTCTTCATCTCTTCGGTGAGTTCGCTGTAGGGAACCATGCACTTCTTCCACCGTTCGATCCTCTCGGGAGAGAGGGTTTCGGTTTCCATGAGTTTCCCTGCCCATGCCATCCATTGGTCATGTTCGATCTCTGCGAGGGTTTCGAGTAGGTCTATGTTATTCATAGGAGTGATTGTATCGTTTACTCTGCGAAAGTCAAGAGTCTATTTCCTACATTTTCTGTGTCATAAATAACAAGTTACCCCCTTAGGAGATCACACATGGCAAACTATTACTGGGTTGGTGCTACTGCATCAGCAGGAATCAGCAGATACGATTTCAACACTCCCACCAATTGGCAAACCTCATTTTGGAATTCTCAGTCCACAGGTGCTAGTTCTGGTTGGGCATTTCAAGGCGCAACGAATTCTCCTGGCATTGGAGATATCGCTTTTGTTGGAACCTCCAATGTTGGTGTTGTTCCATTGGCAATTTCCCCTCTCCTCTATGGTGGATATTCGGGAAATGTTGGATATGGTGAGTGGAATAGTGCCGTTGGTTCGACGGGAACAACTCTGAACAGTTCGCTGTCTGCGATCACAATTGATATAACAAGCAACAAATATCCCTTCAATTACTTTGGTGGTGGACTGACGGGTGCTGTCTATAATTGGGCAGTTGGAACTGATGGCCTCACAACAAATGCCTTTGTTGGATCCACAGGAGCAAGAGCAACGCAACCTATGAAGTTGAAGGTCAGACAAAATTATACGATCTCTTCGAAATCATCAAGTGTTGTTGATATCTTTACTGTGAAGTCGATCAATACAGCACCTGGAACCACAGCAGCATTGGTCGCAACCAAAATACTTATCGCAGGAGGGGGGGCTGTGCGAGTTCAGGGCGGATCGATAGCGGAGATCCTAAACAACGGAACAGGAACACTACACCTCTCAGGACTCACATGTGGCGAATTGCGAACCATTCCAACATCTGTATTTGTAGAAACAAACACACGATTCAGTAATGTTTACATCCAAGAGGGAACATACAAAGCCCCGATGTGGTTTGGTGGGTCTCTCGACACACCAACAGTTATGGCAGATCTTGGATTTGTTGGAAGCGCAACAGGAAATAACGCAGGAGCGAACGACTCGGGTCTTATCGTGAGTCCGATTGCTAATTGGTGGAATGGTGGGGGTATTACATCAAATCCTGTTGTGTATTTTGGTATGCCTGGAATTACCTCGAATCTCTCATACTGCAAGAAAATTTCTATCGTTTCTTCCCTTGGTGGAACCGCCGCATCTTCGTCTACGTCGAAATGGCATCTTGCTTTTGCAGGAGGAGCGAGTGCCGCTTCGGTCGAGGTTGACGATGTAACTGTGAGAGGATATGAGTATCTTGACCCTACCGTGACCGTCTCAATCGGTCAACTCGGCCTGTCTCGTTACTCTGTCCTTGATTTGGCACATGAAGGTAGTTTCGACAATTGGGTCTTTGGTTCGATCACAGGAAACCAAGTCAATGGTGGTGTTATATTCCGTGATGAGACTCCCATCATCAAGGGTAGCGCAGGAGTTCGGTTGTTTAACTCTCAGATCGTTCTTGGCAATCGCCTCGATGCTCGCACAGGCAAGATCGCCAATACTTCGTCATCGTTGCCTGAGGCAGTCTAACAAAAAACCCCCTCTCCTTCGTGGAGAGGGGGTTCTGCAAGACACGAATCACGCAGTCTTTTCGTTCAACCAACCCGTCACCAAAGCGGCCTTTTGTGCATCGAATAATGGTCGGGTTTGGGATAATTGTTTTGCCAACCCAATCAACTCAACTTTGACGAACGAATGGCTTTTTGGATAGATCGTATCGGTGTAGTGGTTGCAATCGAACCCCACCCACCAACTCCTTCTTAACCATGGTTCGGCTGGAGAATCCAATTCTGAGAAGGTGACTCCTCCATGAACATGGAGATGTTGCAACTGCATTTGGTTTGCTCCTTCGCAGTTATGTCCTTTTGGCAATTCAACATACCCACACAAGTACGGAGCGTGGGTAACGGGGTTTTTGTACCTATAGATTCGCAGAACGTATCGAGTCTCGGTATCGACCCAACAGTCGATGCAATCGTTGAAAGTATTCGAATCTCTCTCGCTCATGATTTGATTCCTTATTGGGATTGGATCTTTGCCCACAACGGAGGAGTCTGATTCATCGCTACAGTAATTCTTGCGATTGTCTTTTCCTCTTTCTCGGTGAGTAGATCAGAGAGAGAAAGAAGGGTGAGAGCCATTGTGAGATTGGCGTAGGAAATGCGGTCTGTTAGCCAATCCATTGAGGCAAATTCCATAACAACGCACGAGAACTCGTTGCTGAAATTCATCGTTGATGTTTGTACTGCACGAGTGCTGTTGGAGAAGTCTTGATATTCTGGCATTGAGAATTCATCGTCCATGGGAGTACTCCTTTTGGATAAGTATAGCAAACCCACACAGAAACACAAGAGCAAAGATAGAGTTTCAAAAGATTTCTTTTGGAAGCAAACCCATGAGGTGTTTGCAGAAATAACTTTTATCCGTTGTCGGTATGTCGATACCCACACCGCCACATGAGATTGGCAAGGTCTTTCCCTTGAGACGCAATCACCGACTCGCTTTCGTCGGGGTACAGCGCATGAAGGGCTTCGTGTAGAATCGTTTCCAATCGCTCTTCCCCCCGCAGAGTTCTGCGAACTTGTATCTCACGATTCTTGTCGCTGGGGTGGCTACAGTCAGCCCATCTATCTGATGGGATCTCTTTGCTCAACACAAAGCGAATCTTCCACTTCTTGCCCCCCAAACGAGCATAAAACGAATCCGAATTGGGGGTAGTCATGGTTAGTTTCGTGGAATTGAGACATCGGATGCAACCATCCAAGCCTCAAACGGATCTCTGTGTAGTAGGTGTTTCGCTCGTCGGAGGGCTTCCTCTTGCAAGCGGACTTTGTTTGCAGTTTTTCGCATGGCTTTCTTGAGACGATCAATCTCCTCGTTAGCCCGTGCGGTGTACTGACTCAACTCTTTTGGCGAAATAGGTTCTGTGTTCATGGCACTACCTCCGCATACTATTTAGGGAAAACTCCAAGTTCTGAAACTCGGAGTTCTCGTTGCACCCAATCCGACTAGCCTAGGCGAACCTAGGCAGGGACGAATCCTTTTCGTCGGATCAGGCGAGTGGCAGGGTCTGCTCGTACATCCCGTCGCCTGTGGCCGTGAGGTTGAACAGGGGAGTTCCGTCATCGTCGAAGGTTGAGACCTCGACCAATTTGCCCTCCCACTCAGAAGGCATCGTAGCGTGATTGTCGAGCCAATCTCGCAGCATCGCCATCGCCATCGCAGGGTTCGTAGCCATCAGGTAATTGGCGAACTCGTGCAGGTTCAGCGTTGCTGTTGGGTCTTTGTACCCCATGTAGTGGGTGGTATCTGTTGTCACGGCAGGAGCATCTTGATATGTCATCCAAGATGCCTCGTTTGTTTCGGGGGTGGGGGCGGTCGTGGGGGCGGTGGTGGTGGTCATTGTTTTTTTCATATTGGTGGTCTCTTTCACACCCGTAACATACAGTATCTTTACCCCTCAGTCAAGGGGTAAACCACATTCTGTGGAGATTTACCAAGATTTTTCATGCTTCGGCTTGTGTTCCGACCTCGTTATCGGTCGTGATCTCATCGAATTCGAGTTCGGTTTCGATAAACTCCTCATCGATCATGTCGATTGCGTCTCCAGAATACAACTGAAGGGGGTCATTTTTGATGTCCTCCCTCAGGTCTTCGATTGATTTATCGGAGAAAACCACATAAGTCTCACGGATCTTGTGTGTTGCAACGACGGTGACTGTGTATTTGTGGTTGGTGGGGGAGGTATTCATACCCGAAGCATAGAATATCTCCGAGGGAATGTCAACCCCCCAGCATCAAAATTCTTGGATCATTCTTCGCTGAAAATGTGGTAGTGGAAGTACACCGCCAAGGCAATTGATGCGGCTACGAAAATAGAGAGCGAAATGATGTGTGAGGCTTGCATAGTCAGATATCTAGTGTGGTGAACGGTAAAGTTTCTGTGAATTTTATCACAATGTTTTGGGTGTTAAGTTGGGGTTCTTTGGAGTTTCCTCAACCACAATCGGTTTCAGGGATGCGAGTTCCCTTTTTAGTGCAGCGTTCTCTGTCCGCAACTGATGGATCTCGGTGTTCTTTTTTGTTGATCTTTTTTTACGGGAGTTTGTCATCTTGTCCTCCAAACTTGTCATCGTTTTCTTTTTCTTCATCCGTTCGGTCATCGAACGGTTCGCCTTGTCCATCTGAATGATACGCTTCCCAATAAAAGAGAAGGGCAACAAATGAAAGACCTATAACGAAAGTTCCGATGAGGAGATAATATCCTGTTGTCATGGTGTTTTCCTAATGCGTCATGGTTCATAAATGTCTGAGCAACCCATCAAGATGAACCATCTCGGTGAGTCCACCAATATGGTGGGGGGCAATGCTTCCACACGGCAATCTTGCTCTTCTCACCCATGTAATAGTTGCGGTATGCGACTACCGCATTTGCATCTTTGTACTGATCGGGCATTGCCTGTGCAAATGGTGTAAGACCGATATTGGGGAGAGTTGTTAATTTTGAGCAAAAAGAGATAACCGCTTGCGACTTGTGTGTTCGCTTGTATCTTCGGCTGTATTCTTCACACATAGCCTGTGCGTGTTCGCATAGCCAGTCAAAGTTTCGTTGACTTTCACGAACCCACTTAGTGCAGGGGTGATTCTTGAATGCTGACTTGTACGGCGCACCCTCACCGTAAGCAGTACATAGCATCTGCGCCGACTCAAGAATCATCTTGACGATGTGCTTGTCGCAGAGCATAAAGGCGGCTACTTGTGGATCTTCATCGACTACAAAAATATTCATGGTGTGATTCTACCATCAGATTGGGGGGTGTCAAGTGATCAAATTTGGGGCAATGAGGGTTGTTGTGATAAATCACGTCGCACCCAACCCATCTCAACCAAGAAGTTCCAAACCAATCGGGCTTCTGATCGGAGAACCGTTTGTGGGATGCCATCTTCGAATGTCCAAAGCCCCACCCGACATTCCATCCTTGTCGGTGATTGAGGCAAACCACATTTGTATTCGGTCATCATCAAAGTTGGATCGTGTGGACACTCGTAAAAGTAAAAGTAGGAAAGAGTTTCAGAAAAAATCAGACTGTGGGAGACGATGACGGGGCACACGGTTGTTGTGGTATCTTTCATGCTCATAGAATACCTTATGTTTGTGATGGTGTCAAGGGAACATCTCCACTTTCTTCGGAACTCGACCTCTCCTGCCAGCCGTGATGGACGATCAGGGCAGTCCATAACTCTCTCGCCAATTGGATCGTGTAGCAACCCTCGTGGGTCACCTCGTTGGTTTTGGGGTTGGTCACCACAGACCTAACAACTCCCGAACCCACAGCAATGTAGAAAATCCTTTTGCGTGTGCCACATGGCGACACGAGAATATGAGGGATGCCAAGGTTGTTCGTCACTTGTCCCCTCGCAAAATCATTCGTGCCAATTCGGTTCCCACAAGGGCATCAAATTGGATTCTTTCATTTGCGGTACAGTCCGCAGGATCATATGAGAGGGATACTATTGCGGTAAAGGTATCAATGATCCCATGGTTGGAAGTGAGGGCGAATGCTTCGATATCGTCTTCGAAGTTCTGTTTGGAGACTGCAATGAACTTGTCTTGGGTTGTGGGGTAGAACTGTCGGGTGTAGGCATCTTGAATCACAAAGACAGTCTTGCAGTCAGGAAACTTCATGGCGGGGATACCAATCTCATCGAATCCGTAGTGAACATGAACGAGAGTCACGGTGTTTTCTCCTCCTCATCGGAGCAATCCCATCGAATTCGATGGGTTTATTGGAAAGTGATTTACTCGGCAACCTTCTATACAATGTTATTGTTTTCAGGAAAGATCACTGAATTCTGTTTCGGACATAATTCGGATACCTTTGCCTACAGCCGTCTTTGATTTTTTTGTGACTAATTCCCACTCGTCAACAACATCTCCGCTGTTAGCCACTACGAGGATATTTGTTGTCTTTGTGACGGATTCCGTTGGGGTTCCACCCAACCGAATGATTTTTTCGTGTGCTTCAGATTTTGTCATTCCATTACTAAAATCTCCAGTGATACAAATCTTCATCCCTTTGCAAGTAGACGAACTCACCTTTGTTTCTTCTAGTAACTGCTTGATTCCACGAGAAGGAGTTGGCTCCTTAATCTCTCGTTGCGTGTATTCCTGTTTGAGGAGGACATTCACAACAGCAGCACACCCACGGGCATCCGCTTCTGCTTGGTGGGACTCCATGAATGGGATACCAAGGGCTTCGCACACAGTAGGCAACTTATGGTTGTGGATGTTCAATAAACTTCTGGACAGAGACAGAGAACAGTTGAGTTTGACGTTATCTAAAAACCCTGCTGTGTCGTATTGTCGTAAGAACTTTTGTTCGAAGGGGGCGTTGTGGGAATACAATCGCATATCCGTACCATCAGCGGTAACTTTAAGATACCAATCCATGAATCCAGACCACACTTCTTTCATTCTTGGGCTATCCACAACAGATCCCTCGAAAATTCCATTGATTGCCATAGCCACAGGCTCCCATACTGTGTGTGGAGGGGGCTTTACCAATGTAGAAAACGAGTATACCTCGGTGTTTGTGTCTGTGTCAATCACTACTAATGCAAATGAGCAAATATCGTTTGTTGGTGGGTTCAAACCAGTGGTTTCAAGATCAATGGCGGCAATGAGCATATGTTTTCTCCTCAAGGGTTGGTCTGGAGTGTAATAAAAAAATTGAAGAAGTCAATCAGTTTTGCGTACCCACCCTCTTCTGACCAACGCCCTCCACACACATTGGGCTTCGTCGAGGGTGAGGGTACTGAGAAGGGCTTGGCTGTCTGTGTAGATCATCTCCGTGTAGACAAAGTCTGACCCTGAGCCAATCGGTTTTGTTGCGTCCACATAAAAATATCGAGTGCCATAGTTGTCGTGGGCGGTGAGGGCATAGATCAAAAAAGCACCATGGCGAGGAACCTGAACGGGATACTTGGAGTTTGCTGGTAGTTTGATCATGTCCTATCGTCCCGATTCTAGATCATTCAGAATTCGAGGAAGATGTCATAGGAGGGAGAACCCCCACAGATCTTGCTGCACTTGGCAGCAAGACGGCCAGCAGCCTTTTCGGCCTCGATGCGGGAAGAGTAGGACTTGGTTCGACCGTATGAGCCAAGACCCTTGAGGGAGCCGCCGTGGTACACGATGCCGTAGTATGTGGTTTTGTTCTTCATGGTTGTAGTATACTGTTAAATGAGGAAAGATACAAGGGGTAAAAGTCTGAAAGAGGCTAAATGATGCGTTCCCATCCGTCAGCAATAAACGCTTTCCACAAATTGCGGGCTTCATCGAGAGATTTGTGTGCTTGGCATTTATGCTCATCGGGAGAAAATTGAGAGCAATAAGTGATATGGACTTCCATGTCATGGTGAATCGCATCACCAAGAACATCGAATCTGATCTTTGTCCAACTTATGTTGGTGGGGTGAGTCAACTCGTATGTTTTGGTCTCGTTGGTGTTCACAGGTGTTTCCATCCCGTTCTCACAAGTTCCTGCCAAAGATCTCTGCACTGCTCGATGCTGAGGATTCGTCCGTCCTCATTGGGCATCATAAGGATTGTGTGTCTGTTGCCGTTGTGTTCAAACTCGAATGCCATTTGTAGAGGAGATGCTAGAGAATGATCCACCAATCGAATTTCCATATTACAGATTTCGTAGCCTCCTCGATTGGGGAGATATTGAAAAAAGAACAAGGCTTGCTCACGGTGGAGGGTAAAAGAATTCGATGGTGAGCCTGTGGGTATACGGACTGTCATGAGTGAGCCATCCATCCTTGGGAGACAAGTTCGTTCCACAGTTCCCGTGCGTCCTCGATCCGTAACTCAAAACTTCTGCGAGAGACGATCCGATGACCACAGCGAGAAATGTACTCCTCACCCGTATTCGCATCGGATTGGAAGGTCACGGTGATTCCACGACTTTCGAAGTGGTTACCCTGAAAGTAAAAATTTGCACTCCCCCACACCAAGAGATGGGTATAGGTGACGGCAGGAAATGTAGAGTGTGTGGGTGGGATTTTATTCATGATTTAACCTTCCAACCCTGAGAGATGAGGGCATCCCACAATCGCCTACCCCATTCAAGAGATACGAGTTGGGCTGATGTGGGACCCGCATAGAAAACCATGATTTGGGTTGATTGTTCGTAGACTCGGAGGCATTCGTTGTCGGGTGGGTTGCTTGAGTAAATGTCGTGGGAGTATGTTGCCTTTATATGAGCCATGACTGTCTCGGTTTGCTCAAAAATCTCAAATTTCATGATTCGTTTGGGAGCATACATGTCGTAGAGGGTGTGTGTGGTAGTCATGGTGAAACCTCCCATCCTACGGAGATTAAGGCATTCCAAATCTCACGAGCAGCCTCGATACCCCACATACCCGTCATCCCCTCTCGCAGCAACCAAGACGTATTGGGAACTGGCATATACATCATGCTACCCCCTTCCACCGTTGAGTATGTGATGTCAACTGCTTGCATGTGTCTATCCGTGACAGTAAATTCGACCGTCCTCTTGTCGCCGATGGCGTTGCGCCATTGGAGAGTGTATGTGGTGTGTGTGTTAGTCATGATTGAACCTTTCGTCTTAGTTCACCATGCAGATGACTGTCTTCGGGATTTTCGTCAGGATGCGAATGCGGGGTGGGAGGAAGATCCCAGCGAGGGTGGTGTAGGCGGCGAGGACGAGGACGAGGATGGTAGTGGTGGTCTTCACAACTGAAACATACTTTATCTTTGGTTTGGTGTCAAGCCCTCAAGGGGAGATTCGGGACAGAAAGAGAAAAAATTGGAGATTCTGATGCTCACAAGTCTACAACCTTTCTACAACCTTCCAGCCCAATTCGACGAGCCGACTCCAAACCGCTCGGGCAATATGGGTGGGTACGAATTGATCTCCTCCAAAATCGTTCGGCAATTTTACCAACAATCTGGGAGGCTCACCGCAACCATCGGTGTCCGCAGTAGTCCATAGATCGAGCAGTTTGTCATGAGGATCACGCCCTTGGCCGAACTTTCGCCAATGGTAATACTTGAGGCCAACCTCACCACCCGCACAGGGGTCGAATGTCACATACCGTGAGTTGTGTGGGTACTTTGGATCAACGAGTTGGTATGTGGTCATGGCGGTGGTTGTCATGATGAAACCTCCCATCCTGCGGCGATCATGGTATTCCAAATTGTTCTTGCGTGATGGGTGTACCGTAATATCATTCCCGTTGGCAATCGCCAAAAGGTCTCACCCTGAGCATCTATGCCCCGATGGAATCTGATTTCGTGGTCTGCATCATTTGTGATCTCAACAGTGTTGTCCATATCGACGAATAGGGTGAAGGTGACCGAAATAATCTTTCCGCAGTAGGGATGGGTGAGAGTGTATGTGGTCATCGTGTGTTTTTGGGTCTTCCTTACACCTGAAACATACTTTATCTTTGGTTTGGTGTCAAGCCTTTAGGGAGACAAAACAGGAAGAAACAGGAAGAAAGAGAAAAAATTGGAGATTCTGAGGGGGGTATATGTGGGGGTGAGAACCTGCATTTTTGGAGTGGGGAATCCATTTTTATGTGTGGGGTATGCCGTTTTGGTAGTTGGGTGAAGTTGGTGTTAGCGGATTTATTATAAAGTTTTACAAAAGTCAAGTAAAAAATCCAAAAAATATAAAAATAGTTTTGTCAAGTAAAAAATCCAAAAAATAAAAAAATAGTTTTGTCAAGTCAAAACCTCCAAAAATAAAAAAATATATTTCCTCAACAATCCCAATCAGTTGTCAAGGAATTCTTGACAAGCCCTCGTGAAAAGAATCCAGCAGAATCTTTAACTTATAAAAATTATATAAGTACAAAAGAAAACCCCCGATGACCTTGCGGTCACCGAGGGAAGTATTCGAGATCAACCAGAGCTCTGGCTTCGAGAACTCAGAGGTTCGTGCTGATCAGGGTAGCGATCCGAGCCATCAGGGGGCGGTTTGCTTTGCGACTTGCAAGGCTCTTGACGAAGGCTTTCTGAAGTTCCTTCTCGCCCTTCTTCGAATTCGTATCCACCGTCACACTGTTGAAGTCGAAGTCAACCTCTTGAGCGTTGGCCGTGTTGAGGTAGATCTCCTCATCGAAGCCGTTGTGGTTCTTGACTCCAACCCAACCTTCTTTGCCCCAGTGCTTCTTGGCAGCGAGGTACTCAGGAGCGTGTTCTCCGCCGAGGGTAGTCATGATGGGGTAGAGGTGTTTGCGTCCGCCCACCGTGAGGTTGATGTTGATGACTTTGCTTCCCGTGCGATCTTTCAGCATCTTCACGAGGAGTGCTTGTTGCTCAGTTGAGTTGAGGGTGGTCTTGAAGACCTTGCCACCGTAGGTACTCTCCGTCCAAACGTTGTACTCTCGACGAGTCTGAGGGTCACGGACAACCGTCACCGTTTGTCCTGCGGGATCGGTGTATCCCCAGTTCCCCTTGGCGAGGGGGGTGTCTCCCGCTTGGCCATCGGTGAGGATGATCGTGTTGACCACCTGCACGTTGTGCTTCTTCTTGAAGGCAGGGACGAGGTGAAGGAGACCCATGAGAGCCTCGTTCGTAGGCGTTCCGTTCAGGGCGAAGCCTTGATCGGTGAACTTGCTGTAGATCGATCCTCCACCGTTCTCGCCGCCTCGCATCGCCTTGACGTACTCGTTACTGTTGTTGTTTCCGTAACTCGCAGCGAGACCTGCACCGTAAGTGAGGAGAGCGGCAACCGCTTTCTGCCAGCGGAGTTGGGTGGTTCCGCTCTCGACGAGAGTGAGGAGTCGAGTCTTAGTCCCAGGCA